GGTTTTGGCGTAGATGTCGGAGCGTTATCGCCTCGACGCTGGGCCATTCTGGGTGCCCTTGGTATGACTAAGGGACCCGGCAATCTCGGTCTATAAAAGGACCGAGTGTGGGAGACAAGATCTGTCTCCCACGACAACACAACACCTGAAGGGCGTTGCCTCATCATGCTTGCTGACCCACAGTCCATCACGATCTCGGGTACTGCTATTCCGCTTCCGCGGACTAGCTCTGGACCGAACTCCGGCCTTTATACTTCGGCCGACAGTGCGGTTCAGCTCAGTGTGTCTTCTGCCTATGGCAAGAGGACGCGCCGGGCTGCCCGGATCAACCACTCGAAGATTTCTGCGGACGTGCTTATCCCGACGCAGAATGCGCGGTCGTCAGCGTCTGTGACGCTGGTGATCGATCACCCTGTGAACGGATACACGAATGCGGAATTGAAGGCTGTTGTGGACGGTTTTCTTGCCGTCCTTACAGCCTCGAGTGGTGCGATGGTGACGTCGATTCTCGGCGGACAGAACTGATTTGGAAACGCCGGTCTTCATGTTGGCGACGGATCACAAGGAGTAGGGGTCGAAAGACCTTCTTTCCTTATGTGATCTGCCGTTACATGATACCGGCTTTCCTGTTCTGTTGGAGTTGGCGAGTCGATCGAGGCTGAGGAAGGCCTACCTCTAGAAAGCGAGGGACCTTGAAAAGCCTGATCGCGCTCATGCAGGTAGTCCTCGAGGAATCGGGGACTAGATGCGGCACAAGCACCACTTCTGATCTCAAAACGATCAGAAGGCGATACGAAGACGAGGGGTTGGCCTTCTTGGCCATTACCCTGCCGAAGTTCTGTTCCGACTTCCAAAAAAGTCTGGATCAGGGTTTCGTCGCTCGCAGTTCTTTCTCAGGTTTTACGAGAAAGAGAGGTCTCCCGACATTTCTGTCAGGTTTCCTCGAGCATGTCTTCGATCGTGACAGTGGTCGCTTGCTCGATTCTCCGTGTGTGCACTCGATCCGGTCCGTTCGGCAGATTACTCTGCTGTTTGGAAAGATCGAAGAGCGCTGCTCGCCAAGGCGAGTCAGAGCTGCACACGCGAAGTACATCGAGTGTGAGCAGGATGTTCGCTTTGCTGATGCTACCTTGGGGTCAGACCAAGCCTACAGGCTGGTAGACTTTGAGCGCATCAGCAACATGCTATGGGGAGCTCTCTTCTCTTCGATAGACTCTCGTGTCTATAAGGAGTCGATCCTTCCCAAGCATGGTCCCGGTGTCACTGCAGAGAAGCTTCGCGGAAACGCGAAGTACAAATCTCTGGAGTGGACCCAGCGGTTGGAAGAAGGTGGCCTCCCTCATTGGGAGCACCTCATACCATCCGAGTCCTTTTTGCAGAGGACTGACAGCGTTCGTATCCTCGAACCTGGGGACGAGAGACCTGTAAGGGTCATCGACGTCCCCAAGACACTGAAAACTCCGCGTATCATCGCCGTCGAACCTACTTGTGTGCAATACATGCAACAAGGGGTTCTCGAGGTGATCGTGCAAGAGATTGCGCGCGATTACTACGCGTCCAATCTCGTTGGCTTCGAATCCCAAGAGCCAAACCAACGGCTCGCGAGAGAGGGCTCCATCACTGGAGCTCTCGCCACACTCGATTTGAGTGAGGCTTCGGATCGGGTTTCCAACCAGCATGTACGGCTCCTTCTTAGTAGACACAAGATCCTTCGGGACCTTGTAGATGCTACTAGGAGTCGGAAGGCTGATGTGCCTGGCTTCGGCGTTGTTCGCCTAGCCAAGTTCGCGTC